GACCAACGGGTATTAAAAAAGGTTAAACCGTCTGACTCGTGATAGAAATCCCACTCATAACTAGAAAAGGCTTTTAATATCATAAGTCTATACCTAGCAGGTACGTCGAACACCTTAAAACTAGATTTAGTTACTTCTAATATTTCTTCTCTATCGTTGTTCATTATAGTATAATCTCTGTATTCGTGCCGATCTCCGTTAAAGTCTCTAAATAAGTTTGATAAAATTGATTAACCGATAAAGGATTTAAGCTCGCAAATTGCTCGTCCGTAGGAGTAAATTCATAAGTTAATTTATCTAAAAACTCAGGAAGTACTACAGCTTTTTTATCTACTCTAGCTTGCTCGTTTATAAAAACTTTAGGGTAATAGTATAGATTTTTAATACCGTCTAATATCTCGAAATTAAACCCGATAATATAACCGGCAGGTATTTCTAAACCGTCCTTACTCGTTGCTGTGTTGTTTACTTTAATTGCCATATCTATTTTTTATGCACTTGTTATTGTTTCCCAAGCTGCTCCAGTATAAACGCATAGCTTACTTAAAGTAGTATCGTATACCATTAACCCCGAAGCTGGAGAACTTATAGCGTTTTTTTGAGTTGTTGTCATTCTTGGAAGTAGAAAACCTTTAGTAGTAGACGATACATCTAGCTGAGCAGAACTGTCAACTGAAGAAGTTCCAACCCCTAAACCGCCTGAACCATTAATCCAAGAATCAGAAGTTTGAGCAAACCTAAAAGGAGCTGTGTCAGTACTTTTAATCTCCCAGCCTAACTCTAAGGATTTAGTTTGAGTATTAGTGAATTTATCAACACTTGACCACCCAAAACCCCAAGCGTCAGCGAAATCAGCAGAAGACTCTACCCATACACCTATTGTAGCTCCTTTTCCTTGAAGAGTGTTCTGATAACCCATAGTGGTATTATATCCTCCATTAGTGGTATGTCTACTACCCCCTAAAAAGTTAGCTATTCCATTTGTTTGACTATTAAAACTCCCTAATACAGTATTGGATGTATATGAAGTATTTCCGCTATTATTAACAGTGTTTCCACCGCCAAAAATATATGTGTAATTATTTAAATTTCCTGACTTAGTTAATGAGTTGTTATAACCATATATACCTAAAGTAGAACCAGTCAACCCCGTGGTCGTATTCCCTTGACCTACAACAGTAGCAAATTTGTCATGCGCTGCTAAACTGTTTCCTTCTCCTAAGTCAAAAGAACCGTCGTCATCTATTTTTAATAATTGAGCAGCAACACTATTTTGAACAAGTAAAGAAGTGCCGGCACTTGTAGGCGCAGCTCCCTCAATAGTCACTTGACCATTGTCAAACTTTAATTCAAATCCCGCTAAGTCGTGAGTTCTTGCCGCTGTTAAAGTTAAATCAGCTGTAGCCATATTATCAGCAGAAATAGTACCCCACTTTAAACCAGTAGCTTCAGCAGAATCAGCTAATAAAGCTTGTCCGTCTGTTCCTACTCCTAATCTAGCGTCTGCAGTAGAATAGGTAAATAAATCCCCTTTAGTCGTTAAAGGCGAGCCTCCTCCAGCTACTAAATCTATAGTCTCTATTCCTCCGTCGTTAGTCTCTGTAATAGTTACCGAACCATCTGAACTAATAAACTTATCTAGTAAAAATTGAGCTTGTGCGTCATTTTCAGACACCTTAACCTTAAAAGTACTTTGTGAACCCTCTAAAAATATGCCTAAATCTAATGCCATTTACTCTACTATATTATTATCATTCAAGAAAGAGTCTCCTCCCTCTTCTAAAATATCTATTCCTAGTACCTTAGTTCTTATTTCGTTAATAGTCATTACCTGAGACATTAACTCCTCTGAACCTAAAATATCTATAGGTCTTAAAGGCTTAATTACGGTCTTAACTTTAATACCGTTACGCTCTAATACTCTATCTAAAGATTCTTCTATAACTCTCTGAGAAGGTCTTATTACCGTATTCTGGTAGTACTCCATATTCGACCTAGTTAAAGCTTCGTCCGACTGTAAACCGGTAGCTACTTTAATTCCAGCTAAAGCCATAGGCGTACGATGTGCCATTACTATTTCTTCCGATACCTTACCGTTAAGTAAAGTAAACATCTCGTGAGAGTCGTTAACCGGTATAGATTCTACTAAGGTTTTCATATCCGGATTAGTAGACCAAGTTACTACGACTTTACCAGCGTTTTCACTTCCTACGAATTTCTGAGATATACCCTTTTCTACTTTTCTTCTTTTCTCGCTATCGCTTAAGTCCTCGAATAAGTGAATGTGCATCGAACCTACCATTCCGTTGTCTAAGTTATTCTTATGAAACTCCGCTATCTGGTTACTAATCTCGATATAGTTTAACGCTCCTAAATAACTAGGCTCTGCGTAAAACAATTTACCCGGAGAATAAGTCTTACCCTCTATTAGTTCTCCTCTTTCCCTAACTAAAGCTCTATCCGATGAATACCAAGAAGCAATAGGCTTAGGCTCATAGATAGCGTCCTCTGGTTTAAAAGAAGTTTTTTTAGTAGCGAAAGCCCAATCCGGAGTAAAGTAATACTTTTCTATTTCTCCGTTTTCGTTCATCTTACCGCTTCTAACGTAAGAGAAGTCTATATTACGTAAATAAGCTACGTTACCTCCTCTTTCGAATTTAGATTGCCAGTAAAAACCGTTAAAGTAAGCCATATCAGTAGCAGTCTTTCTTAAGAAGTCTCTATCTAATCCCTCTAAAAACTTTTCCGCAGCGCTTACCTGACCGTCTTCCCCTTCGAATATAAAACCCTCTCCGGCTATAAACTTCGATTTAGTCTCTAATAACGCTCTATGAATAGAACAGTTATCTGCTAAACCTATAAGGTATTCAGGAAATAAATTATCTTTACCGAAGTAAATATATTCCTTCTTTCTATTTTTTCTTGAATCTACCGAAGGCGTTACCGTTTCCGTAGTTAGATTTACAAAAAAAACGTCGCTTTTGTTTTCTATTTTACTAGCTTCTTTCATTATTTATTAAAAATAAATTAAATACTTATTTAAACCTTTTACCTAAATTAAAAACATCTTCACTTTTTACTATCTCGTGAGTCGGATAATAAGGGAATTTATCGCCTAACTTAAAGTTATTATACTTCTCTTTAAAATCTTCTATCTTATCTAACCAATTAACTTTAGCCGCAGCGTTATCTAACTTACTAGATATATCGTCTCTAATCCACGAAAAGTGATGCATTAATACTTCGTCTTCGTTAAATACGTAAAAAGGCGCAAAAGGTCTAAAACTACACGCTGGGTCTACTAATACTGGAGCGTGTGGTCCTATATTAACCGAAGTACTACAGATAAAAGGCATATAATAAGCTTCTAAAGGCTCTAATCTTAACGTAGGGTCTTTAAAGTAAGTTATCATCTTAGAGTAAGTAGTCTTAACTCCGGTAGTCTCTACTAAGTTCTTAGCGTATAGAATCTCGTCCTCTTTATAAAGATGGTCCGTAGCTGATAAGAAAAAGTGAGAGCATTTTAACTCTCTAGACCTTTCTATAAGTCCCTGATGTTTTCTCTTTTCGTTAGTCTTAGCGTCTACTTTTAAGTTAGGTTTATACTCTATATAATCGTAGTTAGGAAACCTTTTTTTAAAGTCTAAAATATCTTTACTTTCGTTACCGTAATTACTTACCGTCTGAAAACCTATAATAATTTCGTCTACGTTATTCTTAACCGAATCTATAGCGTACTCTAATAACTCTACTCCGTTAAATACTGTATAACAAGCTGCTAACCTCATTACTTAACTTTAAATTCTCTACCTATAATTCTAATCTCGCGCATCTCTAAGCCGGAAGCTTTTACACGTTTTACGTTATAACCTAAGATTCTATTAACCCCTACTACTTTCATAAAAGGGTAAACCGGTTTAGTAATACTACTTCCCATTCCTACCATAGCGCTTTGACCGATTCTTAACCTCTGATGTACCTCAGCGTTTAGTCCTACGTTAGCGTATTCTTCGATAGTAACGTGTCCTCCTATATTAGCTCCGGAAGATATAGTTACGTTATTTTCTAACTGTACGTCGTGACCTAAATGCGCTTTAGTCATAATATAACAGTAGTCTCCTATAATAGTATCTCTTTCGTTACCTCTATCTACTGTTACGTGATGGTTTATTAAATTATTGTCACAAATTATAATCTTTTTTGTGAACTCAGTTTCTCTTTTCGTTTCTCCGTCTCCTCCTATTACTACAAAGCTGCCGATAGTATTATTATCTCCTATCTCTACGTTATCGTAAATAACCGTATAAGCTCCGATAATATTACCTTTTCCTATCGTTACGTTCTCGCCTATAATAGCGGTTTCGTGTATCTTATTGTCCATAGTTTAGTATCTGGTTTTTATAATTAGCTTCTAACTTATTTAACCCTTCTAAAGGATTAGTTATTACTGAGTTATCAAATTTACGGAATTTAGTTACATTATCGGAGGTTTTAAGGTCGCAAATAAACTGATTCTCTGATAGTTTAGCTTTTAATAAGTCGGAACGCTTTTTAATCTTACTCCACATAGTGTAATCTATAGAGTAATGTTGATTATCCCAAAGCTCCCAGTTAAGTTCCTCTATTAAATCTCTTCTAAAGCATCTCCAAGCTCCTATAGGCTCTCCGGCTCTTTCTCCTCTATAACCGTTCCACTTAATCATATTACGCTTTTCTAAGTCGTAGAAATAGCAATCTAAGAAACCTACGAAGCGGTAATCGTTATTAAAAGCTTCTATATAAAAGTCTAATACTTCGGAATTTAAGGTATCGTCAGAACCTAGCATTAACATAGCGTCGAAGTCTATCTTCTTAGCTACTTTTAAAGCCTTATTTAACTTTTCTCCTAGTATATTCCTATGAGTAACGTATCTATAGCCTAATTCTTTAGCTATTAAAGCGTCTTTTTCGTCTCCTACTGCTA